GGATGAAACACCAGTAAACCCATTCGATCTATGGAAGGGTGCTGACTTCAAACTCAAGATCACTAAGGTTGCAGGTTTCTGGAACTACGACAAATCTGAGTTTGATGCTCCAACAACACTTGGTGACCTTAGCGATAAGGAACTTGAGGGTATCTGGAAGCAAGAACACAGTCTCGCTGCATTTACTGCTGATGATCAGTTCAAGTCTTATGACGAACTTAAAGAACGTTTGGAGAGAACTCTCAAAGGTAATTACTCTGCTGCTAAAGTGGAGGAGGAACAGTTTGAAGAGGAAGCAACTCCAGAACCTGTACTCAGTAGAAGTGCTGCCCCATCCTCGGACGGGGAAGATGATACACTATCTTACTTCGCTAAATTAGCACAAGAAGATTAGGTACAGATAAAACTAAAAGACCCCCATTGCTAGGGGGTCTTTTTTTGTGGGTATAATTTTGCTATCCTATCTTTTCTTTCTTTCTCTTTATCTTTTTTCGGGTCAAACCAATTCACTGGCCACCTATTAGTTTTTAAGGCATCCACAAATAATTTTTTCTTGGGCAATTTTAGTTTCACATTGATATATCAAACGCACTAATACCAACGTTTACAACACCGCCTTTGCGAAGTCTACGATAATATGAAGCAACAAAATTTTCAATCATATCGGGTCTTATAATTTGTATTTTTTCTTTTTCTGAATTTATTTGCTCTTCATATTGATAGTTTGTTATTGATACCGTTGGATTAGCAGTAACTGTAGTAGTACCATTAAAATAACTTACAGAATAAGTCTGAGGTACAACTTTACCTGCAGGTACAATTACATTATTTCCTTGTTTAACTTCTGTGGTCACATAATGCTTAATAGCTTGTGGATTATCATACTTAGATTCTACATATTCTGCTAATTGTTTTGATGATCGTGGCCACTGTTCATAGTAATTTACGATATCATTCGCAATAAATAAAGTCCATGAATAAAAGGGGTTATTATAAAGTCTATCAGCTATAATCTCTGGTTTTTCACCATTGTTTACTATAAATTCATCAAAAATTGTGATAGAATCTTTATATTCATCAAGAATCTGACCCCTCCTAAAAATATTTTTAGCTGCTAATAATCTAGCATCTGAAGGAGATGTCTGAATATTGTAGTATAAATTTGGTAAATTTTTAAATAACATGATTATAAGTTCTCGTTTGTCATGAAATCTCCTCTGGTGAGTGCAGTTAATTCATTGAAGACCATCCTCACAGTAATTATAGGTATAGTTCCATCAAATACAGTATTGAAAGCTTGTCCAGGTGTGGTATTGATGTTCATGCTCTTCAATGCACATAATTTTGTTGATGGCATCATTGGATGATGAACATGAATCTCAGCTTCAGTCATATCACCTTTTGGTTTACCAGGCACAAATCTAGGTTCGAGTACGAATATATCTGGAAAACCTAATAATACACCAGATCCAGCTCCATCAGCTTGTTGTGGTACTGGATGCATACCAATTTTAAACCATTTAATAATTTTTTTAATGTCTTCTGATTCGTTTTTATTTCTTGCTGCAAACTCAAAGTTTAGGGTAAATGATCTAAACTCCATTTTTTTGAAGAATTGAATAGCGTTTTCATTTGGTGCTAGACCAGCCATACCAACAATGTTAGTTGGATCGAATATATTACTGTTTACTTTAAATAAATTACCTGCTGTTTCTGCACCACTCCTTACTCCGTCTGTTATTACTGCAGACCAATTATAACCAGTTTTGTCTAGTTTATTATTAAATTGATTTTGCTTAAATTCATTATTTTTATTATTAAACTCACCAGCATTAGCTTGGTTCATCAGTTCCACTGCACCACCAATTAATCCACCACCTGCTATAATCTGTGCCAATCTTCCAGGATCATCAGCGGCTAATGCCATAGTACCTAACTTAAATGTATTATTCCAATTTGCATCATAACCATATTGAAAGTCCAGTGGTAGTGGTAAATTACAATATGTTGATTCATAACCTTGGTTATTGAAATTTATTACATCTTCTTTCTTTTGAAGTAATTCGTTTAAAGTAACGGTATTACCATCACCAAGTTCAAATTCAAGTTTTTTAATATCATCATCTTCCCTCTTATCAAATCCCCATACATTCCAAGGATTATAAAAACGAGACCCCCATCCTCGTGTGTCTTCACGAACTCGCTGTATTGCGTCTGCTTCCGATCCTTCTATGTATTGTTCACCACTATCTCCATCAGAATAGATATCTGAAAGTCTATCTGATATACCTTCTGTTAAATTTTTCATTAAGTTGCTATCTTGGAAAGCACCTAAAACATCATTTTGTTCTTTCCCAACAAGTTCCATACCTTTTTCGTATGAATACTTTTTAATTCTTATAAAGGATGCAAAAGGAATATCAGCTAACTTTCTAGGATAGCTGTAACTTGATTCACCTGAGGTGGGGGTGTTCATTGCCATTATTTGTATTTCCTGTGAAATTTATCAAGTGGGAGTTGACTTAATAGTTGTATATCTTGTTCTCCAACCTCAAAGAAAATGCTATCAGCATTCTTTGGAATGTAATAATGTAAGGTAGAATTTGGATACTTATCAGTATTTATAGCGGATAACCTAGCTTTACCATTAAGGTAATGTAGATTCGCTCCAAGGTATATATTGTTCTTCTTTTCGAGTACTTTTATAAGTGGGAACTCATCCCATTCTCCCAACTGATCTTTAAATTTAGGATCATATTCAAAATAATACCATTTATCAACTTGGGGTTGATCTGTTGCACCATCAAATAACATTTCCATGACGGTGTTTCTTAATGTGGGTCTAGATATACTCTTTCCTTTTAATCCTTTCATCCATGCATCAAACTTTGAGCTCTCGTTCTGTGATGATTTTGAATTTCCAGAGTCTGTCTCTGCAGAATTCTTCTGCTGCGTCCCATTTTGCTCTGTTAGTGGCATAGGTCATAACCTCCGTTATATACCTTTTGGTATGTCGTTTTTGAGGTTTAGGCTCATCGACCTGTTTCTTTGGCTTAACCTCGACTAAGTATGATTGCACTTTCCCGTTTGCTTCTTTTACTTTCATGTAAAAATCAGGAAAGTATCTTCTCCATTTCTTTTGTACAGGATCTTTATATGGAATAATATGCTCTTCACTTGACCATTCTATGACATTTCTGTTGGAATCACAGTAGTCCATAAACTTTTTTTCCCATAAAGAACGATATATTACACCCGTAGGGTCACCTTTATACTTGCGATAGTTCTTTACTCTGTATTTTCCTTTATATGCCATACTAAATAAATATATCACTCATAATGAGTATTTATGGCACAAGGCAACCAAATAAACAAGGACAGAATTACTGTAGATACATATACGTCTAAAATTGTAGATGCTGGTATCTCTTCTTCCAATCTATATGAGTTTGAAATTCTCGCAGGTGACGAGATGAGAAGGTTCATGGAAGCTAATGCCAAAAAACAAGGTGGTGCTGATTTATTTCCAAAGATGACAGGGGATAAAATAGGACAAGCTCAACAAAGGATGAATTTATTGTGCCAAGATATTCAAATTCCTGGTAGTACCTTTAATAGTGTAGATGTTAGAATGCCTAAGAAAGGCTTGACTCAGAAGATGGCAGCTGCTAAAATGTATAATGAACTTGATGTGACTTTTATATGTGATCTAGGTTCTACACCTATATCATTTTTTAAAATGTGGCAAGATATGACCATAGGTATTCAACCAGGTCAAGTTGCTCCAGAACCAATATATAGTAAGGATAGTAAATATACTACTCTTCCTCATATGGCTTATGCACAGAGATATTATGATGATTATACTGCTGATGTTGTCATAAACAAACTTGAAAAATATGGGGTTACAAAGGGAGAAGTCGTCAAAAAAGATGAAACAAACTATGTTAAAAGAGAAGATTATCACGTTCCACTTAAAGTGAGACTTGTTAACGCATATCCCTATTCCTTTTCAACCGTTGCATACTCAGCAGGTCCATCACAAGCTGTAAAATGCACAGTTGCATTCTACTATGAATATCAGTCATTTATGTTTAATTAATTATGCCATTACCTGAAATTGTTACACCAACGCATGAGTTGGTGGTGCCTTCTACAAAAAAGAAAATTAAATATCGTCCCTTCCTCGTTAAAGAACAGAAGATATTGATCATTGCAATGGAATCAAAGGATGAAAATCAGATTCTAGA